GACAGGGCCGCGACACCCTCGCCGATCTCTACGACCAGCCCGCGGAGAACCGTCTTACCGAAGCTGGGAAACTCCTTGAATCTGTCACCGCTGAAGAATACGACGCACTTGATCCGATGAACAAGGATCGGCTCCGGACCTGGGCCGCTACCGTAGCGATCCAATTCGTCATCCAGCCATTCCGGAAACATCGACTCGCCGTGGCCATCATGACCACCGGACCCAGGCCATACCGTAACTGCCCCCATGTCGATCTAGATGACGGAACATGCGTACACCCGGAGCGCCAAACCCCGGAATGTCACCAGCAAAGCGATTGCCCAATGACCGGCCGGCGCTTGCCACTCCCCCAACTGCCCGACGATACCGAATGGCCCGACCCGCCAGATGAGACCCCGGATCCTGATTGTACAGGCTGCCCGAATTGCCCAGGACCGACGCCGGGTGAACCTATACCGGCCCACTGAGCGCCCGCATATGGACTTGCTCATCGCACAGACAGAGGCCTTGAGACCCGAATGACCATCACATCCCCCAGAATGCCCCGCATGACCCGAATACGACGCAATAGGAGCGCCGATATGGCACGCAGACAAAGGCCGTGGAGGTAATGATACCCCATGAAGCGAACGCTCGCACTCATTCACCGCGCCCAGGAACTGGCAGCCCAACCGGTAATCGCCGTGTCCGGTGGGGCCGACAGTACCGTCCTCCTAGACATCGTGTACCGACTCACTCCTTACCGGCCCCCGCTCATCTGGACGGACACCGGCATGGAGTACCCAGAGACCCGCGCCCATGTCGAGAAACTGGCGAAGCGCTACCGCGCGGTTCTACATGTCGCCAAGCCTACGCGTACGCCAAGAGAACAATGGCAGCGCCAGGGATGGCCCATGTTGGGGAAGATGGCCGCCGCCGTCTGGAACCGCAGACACGCCGACGCCGGTTTTCGGCTGAACGTGAGCGCCTGCTGTCGAACCATGAAGATCGTCCCCGCCCGCAAACTCACCAGAGAGCTAGGGTCTACGCTCCAACTCACGGGCCAGCGCGGAGCCGCGGATGATCGACTTCGAGGTATCCGAGCGCACCACGACGGCCCAATCCATTTCGTGAAGGCCGACAAGCTGCTGGTCGCCAATCCTCTCCAGGGATGGACCGACGCCATGATCCGACGCTACACGCGCGAAGCCCGACTCGCACAGCATCCCGCCAAGGTCCGCGGGGCGATCACAATCGGATGTGTCTACTGTGGAGGCGGCGCGCAGTACGAGACCGGAGGGTATCGCATACTCCGCCACACTTGGCCCGAGGCCTGGCGCAGGTTCATGGTGGACTGGGCCGCCGGCGAAATCATGATCGCGTTGAAGTACGACTGCCCGCTAGCGACCACAAAGGCCGCAATCAATAAAGCCGGGGGACTCGAAGCCCTGGCAGACAAACGGCCCTGGATTTTCGACTACGCCAGACGGACCCCGATCCCTGTTCAGTATGATCGATGAAAGGAGACGATATGACCACCTGCTTCATTGACATTGACGGAGTACTGGCCGATTTCGCCACCGCAGCCTTACGACTGCACAACTCATCACTGTCCATCGAGAAAATCACCGAGTACGGCATCCACAAGTTTCTGGACCTGACGCCCCAGGAGTTTTGGAATCCCATATCTGCGGCCGGTTTTGCGTTCTGGAGAGACCTGCCCCCCTACCCCTGGATGCGGGACCTTTGGATCGCCTGTAACGATTTCGCGCCAACCTATGTCTGTACGACCCCCTCCCTGTCGCCATCTTCGAGCGCAGGGAAGCACGAATGGATCATCCGACACTTGGACACCCGCCGCTTTGTCATGACCCCCTGCAAGGAAACCCTGGCCGCCCCCGGCCACGTGCTGATCGACGACTATCCGATCAACTGTGAGAAATTCGCGAAGGATGGAGGCGACGCCATCCTATTCCGGCAGCCCTGGAACGCCGGAGGCCTGAGCGCCCGCGAGATCATCGAAATGCTACGATCTGCCGTCCCCCAACGGAGGCCCCGCACATGATTCCCAAAGCTACCCGTTATGTGTACGGCAGGACCAGATGCCCCGAATGCCACGGACACGCCACGGCCGCCCGAACCGTGGACCGCATCCGATACATGGTCTGCGACGACTGCGATCACCATTTCAAGGCCATAGGAGGAACTGACCCGTGCGACGAAATCGAATCCACACCGGCGACATGCGCGAACTAGTCCCGAAGATTCCTGACAGGTCCGTCCATTGTATCGTCACCAGTCCGCCCTACTGGGCACTTCGAGACTATGATGCCGCCGGCCAGATGGGACAAGAGCCGACCTGACCTGTTCGGTTGTGGGGCCGGCCAGGCCACATCCGCCGCGATCACCTGCGAGTTCTGCGGAACCCACCACGAAGCCATCGCCGACTACGACTCCGTCCCCTTTACGCACTTCGCTGGCAAGTGTGTTGCCTACTGTTGTTTCGAGGACATCGAGACCGCCGTTTGGGATCGAATCGGCGACATCCTCCCCTGGGTATATCGAGCTCTCGTCCAGAACCGCGAGGAAATTGGCGAGCAACTACGGGCCATCGACCAGTAGCACAGACGATGAGCGCCCGGAGAAGGAACGCCATCCATGACAACGTACGGCCCCGAAATCTTCGAGCAACTTCCCCCTGAACCCGGCGACCTATTCAAGCTGGACGGAGTATCCCAGCGCATAGAGGAGGCTATCCGGTTCGCGCGCCAGGTAGCCGACGAACACGACGGGATCACCGTCTCGCACTCCGGCGGAAAGGACTCCGTGGTTCTCGCCTGGATCATCCAGGCCGCGGGAATACAGAACTTCGAGCTTGTCTACTGCAATACCGGAAACGAGCATCGCGCCGTGATCGACTTCGTTCGCTCAATAGGAAACGTTACCATGCTGAGAGCGCCCGGATCCTGGTATACGCAACTGCTCAAGAAAGGCCTGCCCACCGCACGCCGGCGATGGTGTTGTTGGGAGCGCAAAGAACGTTGGCTCCACAAACACGCAGACGGCCGCTTCCAGTTCCTCGGCACACGCGCCGCGGAGTCGAACCGCAGGGCGAAGCAGAAGCGCGTTGAACTGCACACACGTAGCGGCGGGATCCTTGTGAGACCCATACACCATCTGAAGAACGGAGACATCTGGTATCTCATCGAACGCGAGCGCCTCCCCATCTGCAAACTGTACGAACTTCCCGGCGTCTCTCGTCTAGGCTGTATGGTATGCCCTATGAGGGGAAGAAACACCCACAAGCACGCCAAGACACTTTGGCCGAAACCCTACGCCGTTTTCGAACGATATGCGCGCCAGGTGTACGACCGCCATTCATGGGACAAGGTCCCCAACATTACCTGCTTCGAGGAAATGCTGACGTGGTACTATGGCGGCAACGAACCCCAGGACTCCCCAAACCAGCTACGCCTATTCTCTATGGAGGACGCCCCCGAATGATCCAACACTGGGCACGCCTCCCCCAAGGACTCCCGAAGTGAAGCCCACTGTCATTGGTGCCAAGACCGAGCATACTGCATCTGTCCATACTGCCGAGGATGCCCAGACTGTTGCATATGTGATCCACGCGATCCACGCGTCAACATCCCCTACTGGATCGATCACATTGAACCTAACGGACAGCTTGTAATTGCCCCCCTGGAGACCGCCCACAATGCCCACCACACTAAACCGACAAGCATATGAACGGTTGATCCTATGACGCAGCCAAGCATGCCCGCAAAGCAGGCCGCACACGAGCGCAGAGAAGCGCCCTAGACGCTCTGGCAGCCGTCGCCACCCATACGCTACACCACCGGAACCGAGGCCCTGAGAAGCGCCACGTTGGCTTGGAGAGCACATGTGTAGCCGCTTCCCGCTTCCTGTCTCTTTTCCAAGACTTGGAAAGTGCCCCCTTGTAATCTTGCGGGAATTGCTACATCATCGCGCGTATGTCCCCCCTACCAGCCACCTACGCCCAGCGTGTACGCGCCAAGACCCGCCCCACATGCCCAGCGCCCGGACGGCCACGGCATGACGACACCAGGCCAAGCGCCGCGTTACGTGGGTACGATCGACACTGGAGACGCCGGCGCCGTCTGTATCTCCGCTCCAATCCATGGTGTAAGGCATGCAAGCCGCGGATTGTAGCAGCTTCCGAACTGGACCACATCGTCCCCCTGGCAGACGGAGGACCAGACGAGCCGCAGAACTGGCAGCCGCTCTGCAAGGCTCATCACAGCCGCAAGACGGCCCAGGACAAGCGGAGACGAGGCGCAAAGACAGGAGGGACATAGAGATAGGGGGGGGGTGTGTTTTCTACGGATCGAGGCCCTGGAGACCGAGTGCGCCAGCATCGCGGACTTTTTCCCCGAATTTTTCCGGTCCGGGGACCATTTTCGACCCCCGGACCCTAAAGAGCGCCGATCCGACGCCCCCAGAACTGAAGCAACTAGGCCAGAACTGAGGGAACCGAGAGAGAACCGATGGGACGTCACAAAACGCCCTCCAATGTACTGGACCTGCAAGGCAGCCCCCGCGCCAAGAATCGCCGGGATGTCGAAGGAGACCGCGCCCCGCCCAGATGCCCCCAATGGCTACCCGCTAAGGCCAAGACGATCTGGAAAGAAGTATCCCGAATGCTCCAGGCCTTGGGTATCCGACGCAAATCTGATCGCCACATCATCACCCGATACGCGATCACCCTGTATCACTGGCAGCGCGACGTCGAACACGTCGAGGCCTATGGTCCTCAATACGCCGTCCCCGGCCAGCCGGACGCATCCATTAGGGAATTCAAGGAGCACCCGGCGGCCCGACGTGCCGAGCGCCTCTCCGATCAACTACTCCGCTTCGAGCGCCACCTTGGTCTGACGCCGGCAGCCCGCCGGAGTCTAGCCCTAGACGTATCAGACCCAGACGAGAACCGAGGCCGTTCAGACGATGATGCGGAGTACTTCGCCGCCTGGGAGAACTCCGCTTGAGGCATCGCATTAACAGATCGCAACTACCATACCAAAGGAGCGCCATCTATCGCACAATTCTCGTTACCGGAGCAGCTCCAGGGCTTCAGCCCATACGACCGCCCCGGCGACACCTACTTAGACATCAAGACCGCAGAGCGCGCGGTCTCGTTCTTCCCCCGTTTCCTGTGTCACCAAAAGGGAAAGTTCGCAGACAAGCCGCTCAACCTATCCCCCTGGCAGCAGTTCTTTATCGGCCATCTACTCGGTTGGAAACATAAGGATGGTACCCGACGCTTCCGCGAGGCCTTGTTGTACATCCCCCGAAAGAACGGAAAGACTACGCTCGCCGCAGGCCTGGCGGACTATATCACCTTCACCGATCCGGAGCGCGGAGCCGAGAACTACAGCGCCGCCGCAGACCGAGAACAGGCCCGTCTCGTCTTTGAGCAAGCCGTGTACATGGCCCGCAGAAACCCGTCCCTCCGTAGGAGAGCACGTATTTTGACCCGCGCGATCATACGAAAGGATGGCAATGCCGTATACAAGCCGGTGAGCGCAGACGCTCCGCGCAAACACGGCTTCAACCTCCACTTTGCCGTGGTGGACGAGTTGCACGCACACAAGAAGCGCGACCTCGTCGATGTCCTACTCACAAGCACCGGCAGCCGCACGCAACCTCTAGTTGTCCACCTGACCACCGCAGACCTTATACGCCCATCCATCTGCAACCAAAAGCTCAAGTACGCGCAGAACGTCCGCGACGGCATCATCGACGATCCCGCGTTCTTTCCGCTCCTTTGGGATACCCCCGCGGATGCTGACTGGGAAGACGAGCAGGTATGGAAAAGGGCAAACCCGAACCTTGGCGTGAGCATAGACCTCCGGTACCTCCGGCGCGAGTATCTCCGCGCACTCTCCGAGCCGGACTACGAACCGACGTTCCGGCGATTGCATCTCAATCAGCAGGTATCAACCGCGATCACCTGGATCAAGCTGGCCGACTGGGACGCCTGCAACTCCGAGCTCGCGGCCGACGCCCTGATCGGAAAGCCTTGTTGGGCCGGTCTCGATATGTCGGCCACGGAAGATATCACAGCCTTCGTCCTGTTCTTCCCCGAACAGTGTGCCCTCATTCCCTTCTTCTGGGCGCCGAAGGAGATCGCCCAATTGCGCACCGAGCGCGACAAGCTCGACTACCTGGGATGGCACAAACAAGGGTTCCTGAACCTGATCGATATGCCGGTGATCGACTACGATCTTGTGTTCGCCGCATGCCTCGAAATCCGCAAGCGCTACCGAATCAAGGGAATCGCCCTCGACAGATGGAACGCCGCCCACATGGCATCCAAGTTCCAGAACGAGGAAATCAACGTCGTTCCGTTCGGCCAGGGCTACCAGAGCATGTCCGAGCCCGCCAAACAGTTCTACAAGCTGATCAAGGCCAAGCGCCTGCGCCACGGAGGAAGCCCTGTCCTCCGCTGGATGGCCAACAACACTATGATCATCCGCGACGACGCGGACAACATCAAGCCCACGAAGAAACGCAGCCCAGACCGGATAGACGGGATTGTGGGCGCAATCATGGCAGTAGGGATGCACATGCTAGACCAGCCCGACGCTCAGAGCGTGTACGAGGATCACGGTGTCTGGCATCCCGACGATGTAAATCTCGACGCGACCCCAGACTGGACACCAGATACCCCCTGGATGCCAGAGAGCGACTACGACCAAGAGCTGGCAGAACTGTACGCCGACGACTGGGACGAATGAGGTAACCATGAACCTACGCCACCGAGCAGCCGTTCTATTCTCTGCAACCGCTCGACTATTCACCAGGACCGCCCGTAACCTGGACCGCCCGTCGACCACCCTCGACGATCCCGACGAATGGTTGATGGACGCGACCCTCGAAGGCGGCAAGACGGCATCCGGCGTCAGAATCACCCGAAAGGTCGCCCTTCGATACGCGCCCGTCTGGAGAGCCGTGAATCTCTTAGCCCGCGACGTAGCGAAGCTGCCCGCCTATGTGTATCGCCGCTTAGGCGGCGAAGGCAGAGAGCGAGACCCTGAGCATCCGGCCTATTCCCTGATCCGCTACCGGCCCAACTCCGAAATGCCAGCCTTCGCCTATTCCGCAGCCCTTACCGCCAACGGACTCCTACAGGGCAACGCGTACGGATACATCCGTCGCCGTAACGACGATACCCCCGGCGAACTGATCCCGCTCCCCAGTTCCAAGACGTACCCCATCCGCAAGGATGGAGTTCTCTGGTATGTGACCGAGCTCAGCAACGGAGAACACCGCAAACTTGCGGCCCGCGACGTTGAACACTTTCGCACACTCACCGAGGACGGAATAGAGGGGCTGTCTGTAGTCTCTTACGCCCGCGAATCGCTGGGCCTGGGCCTCGCCGCGCACAGGTACGGTCAAGCCTTCTTTGGCAAGGGGGCGCGTCCTGGAGTAGTCCTCGAACACCCTGGGAAACTGTCCGACAAGGCCAAGAGGAACATCGCCACGACCTGGAAAAGCATACACCAGGGCCTTGAGAAAGCCCACCTTCCGGCCGTTATCGAGGAAGGGATGAAAGTAAACCCTTTCACCAGTTCTAATAATGACTCACAATTCCTGGAGACTCGACAGCATGAAATCCGCGAGGTAGCCGGATGGTTCGGAATCCCGCCGCACAAACTAGGGGACACATCGCGCACCAGCTACAATAGCCTGGAGCAGGAAAACCAAAGCTATCTTGACGAGGCACTCGACCCGCTGCTCTGCGCCTGGGAATCCGAGCGTCGGTCTAAGTTGCTCACCGTCCCTCAGCAGACCCGTGATACTCACTTCATAGAGTACAACCGTCTGGCCCTGATCCGCGCCAACCTCAAGGACCGCGGCTTGTACTACAAGATAGCCGTGACCAACGGATGGATGTCTCGCGATGAGGTGAGAGCGCGGGAAAACATGAACCCGATCCCGGCCGGCCAGGGTAAGAAATTTCTCATCCCCATGAACATGGAGGTAGTCGGAGACCTAGACGACGACGCCCTGACACTAGAGGCCAAGGAGGCACTCCGCGCGTTGCTATCGGATAGCTCCCGCCGCATGTTCAGAAGGTTAGCCGTCCATGCCCAGAAGGCCGCCAGAGACGCCACGATCCAGGCCTGGATTACTACCGGGATCGTAGACGACCACATGCGTACCATCCGCGAAGTGCTCGAACCCGTGATCGCCACAATCCGAGCACTCGGGGTCCACGTTCCCGATACAGACACCGCGGCCGCTACGCTGATCCACCTAGCCCGATCGTACCTCACCATGCACACCATGACCGAAGCCGGCGCGGCCCTGGAGGGACCCGCGCCGCTCGAGTACAGCCGGATGTTGTTGCCCCCAGACCCAGAGGAGGCCCCGGAAGCATCCCATTAAGCAAGCCACATGCCAAAGGACCAAGCCAAAGGAGCAAGCCATGCCAGAACTTGAAAGACGTACCGTACTGGCCGAAGTCAGGATCGAAGAACGCGACGGCAAGAAGCTGATCCGAGGAACGGGCGCCGTCTTCTTTGACCCCGACGATCCAGGTACCGAGTTCTCGCTATGGCCCGGCATGAAGGAACGCATAATGCCATCCGCGTTCGACGAAGCCCTGAAGCGTCCCGACGACGTGCGCGGACTGTTCAACCACGACGCCAATCAGATCCTCGGGCGGAACGTCGCCAACACTATGACCCTGTCGAAGTCCAAGCGCGCCCTGGACTACATCATCGACCCGCCCGATTCCCCGAACGCCGCCAACGTGATCGCGGCCCTGGAACGGGGAGACGTTACCGGATCGTCCTTTTCCTTCACCCTCGCGAAAGGCGGCCAGCGATGGTACGACGAAGAGGACGAGGAAATCCGAGAAATCACGAATGTAACGCTGTTCGACGTGGGGCCCGTCACGTTTCCCGCATATACCGCTACCGACGCCGGATACCGAGATCATCCCCATTTCGCCGAGGCCCGCGCCGCCTGGCAGGAATGGCAGAACACGCTACAGGCCGCTCGACGGTCCGCAAAGGCCCGGAACAACCGAGCGCGAGCCGTTGAAGTAGAGACCCAGATCGCAGGAATGACCACCGCCCCAGGTCGCGGCGGAGAACTGATACCCCATTGATCCTGAACTACACACAGAGAAGGGGGCCGGATGCCCAGTCATACCGGCCCCCGCATACACGAAGAACGGCAGGCGGGATCGCCGGCAGACACGGCCGCCGGCGATCCCATTAACAGAAACCCGAACCAACAAGGAGCGAATCATGCGGATGATCCTACTCGCGATCATTCTGTGCTGCCCAGTCGGCCCGACCGCATACGCGCCGACTAAGGAGCACACACAGATGGCAGACCTCATCCAAGAACTGAGAGACAAGCGCGCCAACCTCGCCAAGGAGATCCGGCGCCTCGCGGACAAGACCAACGACGCGACCCAGGACTGGACCGCCGAAGACGAGACCAATTGGAGGCAAGTCAACGAAGACTACAACGCCGTTGTGGCCCGTCTCGAACGCCTGGAGCGCGCGCAGGAGGTGGAAAACGCCGGTCAGGAGTTCCGCTGCGAGCCCGGCGGAACCGTCCCCGGCCGCGAAGATTTCGACCGCGGAGCGCCCGCGGGCGAGCAGGACGACGACGACGACGACGACGACGGAGACGGAGACCGCGGCACTCGGACCGCGCCACGGGACAACGCCTCCGAAGCTGACCGAGCTCTGGCCCTCCAGGCCTGGATGCGCTTCCAGTGCGAGCGCGACATAACCCAGGACCAAGACCGCGCCTGTCGGGCCGTAGGAATCGATCCCCGCGCCCGATCTTACGTGATCCCTCTCCCCGGACCTATGCAACTCCAGCGCTACCACCGGGAAGTTCTCGCCGAAATGCGAGGCATGACCAGCGTGGTCACGGAGGGAGGCGATACCATCCCATCCGCGTTCCTTCGGGAGTGGGAGCGCGCCCAACTTCTGTTCGGAGGCATCCGTCAGGTAGCCCGGACGCTCCGAACCGCAAGCGGAGCCGAGCTTACCATCCCGACCACCGACGATACTAGCAACAAGGGCGTACGCGTCGCTGAAGCCACGCTCCTGGGAGAACAGGCCGTCACCACCGCAGCCCTTGTCCTGAACGCGTACAAGTACACCTCCAAGATCGTCAGGGTTTCTTCCGAGCTTCTGGAGGATTCCGCGTTCAACCTCGTAACCTTCCTCGGGTCCCTCTGCGGCGAGCGCATCGGCCGGATACTGAACGAGGAATGTACGACCGGAGACGGTTCCAGCAAGCCCAACGGGATCGTCACCGCCGCAACCCTGGGAGCGACGGCCGCCGCAACCAACGCGGTCACCGCGGATGAGGTTATCGAGTTTCTCCACTCGGTAGACCCCGCGTACCGCGTGGGAGCCGGATGGATGTTCCATGACAACCTCCTCGCCTGTTTGCGCAAGCTGAAGGACAATGATGGCCAGTACCTCTGGCAATCCGGGATGCGCGACGGAGCGCCCGACCGACTGCTCGGGTACCAGCTCACCATCAACCAAGACATGGCGAGCAGCATGGTTGCCGAGGCCAAGGTGATGTTGTTCGGTCTGTTGTCCAAGTACATCCTGCGCGACGTCAACCGACTTCGCGTGAGGCGACTTGTCGAACGCTACGCGGACACGGACGAGGAGGCATTCGTCGCTTTGTCGAGGCATGACGGAGATCTGCTAGACGCGGGAACCAACCCGGTCAAGTACCTCCAGTTAGCCGCGGCCGCTACTCCGACTCCGACGCCGACGCCGACGCCGACTCCGACGCCGACGCCGACTCCGACGCCGACTCCCACTCCGACGCCAAGCGCATCGCCCTCGCCAAGCGCCAGCGCATAGGCGGCCCGTCCCCGGGTGGGCCGGAGGTAAGCAGCCCCGTCCGGCCCACCCCATCCTCCGATAGGCTGCACACAGAATACCGAGGACCTGACTATGGCGAAACGAAAGCCGCCGAAACCAAAGCCCAAGACCAAACCAAAGCCCAAGACGAAACCGGAACCGACGCCGGCGCCCGAGCAGCCCGCTCCGGCGCCCGAGCAGCCCGCGCCGCTTTCGCCTACCGTTCGCTTCCGACTTACGGTAAACCGCGTTAGCGTTCATTGGTCCCAGAGCGCCGGGACTGTGATCGCCGTTTCACGAGCAGACGGCATCCGTATGCAGGCCGCACGCCAGGGAGAAATCGTAGAGGAGTAGGACTGATGGCTGAAGTGATCCAAGTCACCGCCCCCGAATCCGAGCCGGTCACTCTGGCAGAGGCCAAGGCGCAGGCGCTCTACGAGAGCGACGATCAGGACGATACGCTGAACCTGATGATCGCCGCCGCCCGACGCAAGGCAGAGGAGTACCTGAGCGCCCAACTCATCCATGCAATATGGGAATTGTATCTCGATAAGTTCCCGGAGACGATCTATCTGCCACGGCCCCCGGCCGTCTCCATTTCGCAGATTACCTACATTGACAGCAACGGAGACGAGCAGACGCTAGATGCGTCCGCGTATAGGTTCACCAAAGGCAGCCCGGCCCGGATCGTCCCCGTCTACGCTACCACCTGGCCCACAGCCCGCAACACGACCCACGCCGTAACCGTTCGCTATGTATGCGGCTATGGCTTGACGGGGAGCGCGACCCCCCCGACTGTGAAGCAGGGGATCCTGGCCCTCATCGCGCACTATTTCGAGCACCGCGACATCGACGCCCCCGTCCCCAGGCAAATATACGACGCCTGGGAGACCGAAAAGGACCACAACGACGCCCTCCGAATGAATGAGGCACAGGGAGCCTAAGATATGCCCAACGTTGGGAAACGCAGGCACAAGGTAACACTCCGAGCGCCCGTCCACGGGAGCAATGACGACCTGGGGAGAGAGACCACGTACCCCAGCGAGACCGCCTGGAGATGGGCCGCCATCAAGCCCACATCCGCCAAGGAGATGATCGAAGGCGAAGCCCCGGCGACCGAGATCACGCACACTATCGAGATGCGCTACTACGAGGGACTCACGACCGACTACCGGATTACTCTGGGGTCCAGGACGTTCGAGCTTGTCGCCGTGATCGACGTTGACGAGCGCCACGTTACCCACATGTGCACCGCTAAGGAAGTGGAGGCGTAACCCCGATGGCCAGCGCCGTCCGACTCGTAGGAGAAAAGCGCTTACAGCGCAAGATCGAGCGCCTCAAGGGTTCCGCACAGCGCCGCATCATGCGGCCCGCCGTCTCCGCCGGCCTCACTGTCGTAAACCGCGCCGCCAAGCGAACCGCACCACGGGAGACCGGCCTACTCGCCAAGGCCATCGGAAAGAAAGTGAAGATCACCCGCTCCAGTGTATGGGGCGCAGTAGGCCCCCGCCTGGGATTCGAGGACGAAGACGGCCGCGACCCGGCCAAATATGGACATCTTGCCGAGAAGCTCCACGGTTTTCTCAAGGCCGCTCTCCATAGTAGCCGCAGGAATGCGTTGTCGGCCGTTACCCGCAAGGCCAAAGAACGCCTCAAACGGGAGGCCTCCCGATCATGAGCGTAGACCGGAACCTGGCAGTCCATATCACCGGGAAGGCCGCCGTATCTGCCCTGATCGGAGATCGATGTTACCCAATGGGAGAAGCCCCCCGCAACGCGACGAAGCCGTACATCACCCTCCGACGCCTAGCCAACGAACGCAACCCCCACATGACCGGCGCGTCGGGACTGGAGGCCCCGCTGTACCGCGCCACCGTATACGCCGCATCCGCGCCCGCGGCGCGCACGGTCCGCGACACTCTCGCCGGCGCTATTCATATGGACTCCGGCCAGATCGGCGAGGAAGGAAACGAGACCAACGTCCGGCGCATATTCGTCGACGACGACGCGGATGGGTACGAAGGCCCTACACACGGAAAGGAGGATGGGACCGCCGCCCCAACCCTTGACTTCACCGTCTGGATAAAAAAGGAGGTTTGACCATGCCCGATCTTGCCTTTACCGTTGCACTCTCCGATCACGAAGTGGAGAGCGTCGCAAAATACCAGGGAAAGACCAACGCCCGCCCTGTCAAATTCGTGGATCGACGTTACCGCGCCCGGACGATTACTTGCCTGGGCTTCACCGAGACCGCCATCGAGGACAAGACCCATTTGGGCACGATCCGGTTCACCAGAAACAAGCGCGAGAGGCTTGATGCTCTCGCCTTTCAGGCACTCGCCAAGCTGATCGAAACCAACCGCATCTGATCGCGCTTGGCCACGGGAGGCCCTCAACTCTCATAGCTACAGGAGACCCCACAAATGATCGAACTGTTCACCGCGGTTGTTTTGCTCGCACTGTACGCCGCCATCTCGTTCGCAAGCGAGCCCGTAGACATCGGGACCGGTACGACCGTCACCTTTGCCAGTTCCGCGTTCACCGCGGAGATCACGCGCGTTGGATTTGGAGGGATCACCAGGGAAGCCGTCGACGTGACTCACATGGAAAGTGAGGACGCCCGCGAGTACGACCCCGCCGACCTGGTAGACTCCGGCGAGCTTAACATCGAGGGCCATTTCAACCCGGATACCGATCCGCCCGTCGACGAGGCTGCGGAGACCGTTACCGTCACCTGGCCCAGCGGCGCGACCTGGGCCGGTACCGGGTTCATGACCAACTACGAGGCGGACGCCGTAGTCGAAGAAAAGATGACGTTTTCGGCAACCGTAAAGTGGACCGGAAAGATCACTGTCACCCCCGCCGCATAGCCGAATAGCCGAATAGCGACGGGACCAACCACGGAGGACCTATGCAAGACACAGAAACGCCCCCAATTGTCCCAGACGTTCTGATCTCAAAGGATCATCTCCTGGCCCCTGATGCCCTCGAACGGGAAACGGTCCACGTGCCCGAATGGGAAGCCTCCGTCATCGTGCAAGAGCTTTCCGGCACGCTTCGCGACGTGTTCGAGAGCAAATGTACGGAGGCCAGGCTGAAGACGCAGAACACCGGCAAGGTAGACCTGGACAGCCTCAAGGCCATCCTCGTCTGTCTGTCCATCATAGACCCGGCAGGCGACCCCGTATTGACGCCGGCCGACGCGCCCGCCCTCAATGCCAAGAGCGGAAGCGCCATCAACCGCGTTTTCCAAGTCGCGTCACGACTCAGCAATCTGAACGACCAAGCCATCGCGGAGATGGCAAAAAACTAACCAAGCGCCCAGAGCGCCGGTTCTGGTTTAAGCTCGCCGGCCACTTGGGAATGCCAGTAGCCGACGCCCAGAGGCGCGTATCTTCGAGCGAGTTTCAGGAATGGAGAGCACTCGACACCATCGATCCGATCGGCCCCGAGCGCACGGACGCTCACGCGCTACTCCAGGCCGCCACCGTCATCAATGTGAACCGAAAGCGACCGCGCGCCATCCGATTAAGGGACTTCATGCCCTGGATAAAGGGCCCCCTGCAAGACCCCGCAACCATGGAGACGGCCGCCCATCAATGGGCGCG